CGCCCGCCATGTTTCAAATGGGTAAAGGTATCAACCGTAAACCAATGACATACCTCTAATCGGTGTTCCATGACCCAAGAAGCCAATTCATCAATAGACAGTCCTTCCCTCTGCTTTTTCGCAGCTTGCCATCCTGTATGGCCTTACGCAAATCACCGGAATGTTCTGCCCATGTTACGGTGTTCTTGACCTGCATGAACTGTTTGATCGTATTGCGGATCTGCTTATCCAGAATTAATTGCCATAATAAGCGTATCAAATACGCTGTCCCATAAAACGGACTCAGTCCTCATTCTTATCATCATTTTTATCATCGGCAGCTCCTCCAGAGCGAATCCAGTCATCCACCTCTGATAATTTGAATTTCCAAAGCCGACCGACTTTGTATGCAGGCATATTTCGTTTGGCGATCCATGTGAGTATGGTCTCCCTACCAACCCCAAGATAAGCCTGCACCTCTTTTAATGTTGACCATTTTTCTACATTCATATCGCTCACAGTACAAACCTCCATTAACTCCCTGCTTGAAATGTAACATCAACAATAATTGTAAATTGACTGCCATGAGGGAAGCAGTTCCTTCCCTGATCATCTACCATTATCCACAGGCACTCCGATCTTTTTTCAAAACTTCGTGGATCTATGCGAACGGAAACTGTCGCAGTATGATTCGGTGGCGTGTCAGGAATGTCGATATAGTTCGTCTCTGCTCTCGGCCTGACTTCATCATGGTTTGAAAAATAGAGACGCCGCCCTGACCATGTCTGCGTACCAACGTTGTCGAATACCCATGTGTGTTCAAATACTTGATCCAAGCCAACTGAATACACAGGCCGCCACGCAGACTTCATATAAATACTGTCCCCCGGATAGAGTGGCTGCATTGTTGGCTGAACAGGGTCGCTTCCCGTGGCCATCTCGTTTTTTGCCTTCTGATATTCGACAGTCATAATATCGCTTACATCTTCAGTATCACTTTCGATTAGCAAGCGCATCTGATGGGCGAGCGCGATACATAAAGGCTTCTTCTTTGGTGGATCGTTCTCTGGAATTCCAAAAGCTGCAATCACTTTTCCAATAAGTGTATCCGCAATCTCTGTCATAAAGAACGTAATTAATGACTGAAGATTGTCCCTGCTTCGAAGGGGCTGCTTTTGATCTATGGTAAAGGGCTTATTGCCATTACATAAATTCCTTTTATATGAAACTGAGATGTGAGGTTTCTGACCAGCAGCTTCGAAAAGTCCATCAATAAAGGCTTCTCGGCTTTTCAGATTTGGACAGGAAGGTCTGACTCCGGCACATAGATTTTGAAGTTTCATAACCGACCTCTCTTTCCTTACAGTTAGTCATATTATATTATAACGCATAAACCGACAAAAATCAATCTGACACATTTGTTCTCGTTTATAAACCGACAAAAACTCACTATAAAACAAAATCCGGCCACCATATTGGCAGCCGGACTGTATCATTAAGAATGGAAACGATCGGGAAACTCTGTAGACAACAGTTCCTTTGCTTTGATCAGACGAGATCTGAAAGTCGTTCTTTTGATTCCTACCACTTTTGAAATAACCTCATCTGACAAGCCTTCTTGACGCAGCTTTCCTATGGTTACTGCTTCAGGCATTATCTGCTCTAACCTCTTGAATAGCAGTTTTAATTCCACCTGATCACAGATTATTTCTTCAACAGATGGACTGCTATCGCAAAGTGTGTCGAGCGGCGAGCACATATCTCCGTCCTCATTTTCCGTTTGATAATCCAAGGAAAGCATATCCCCAGCTCTGCGGAACTCACAATTGTAACAATCGCCGTCGCAAAGCCAGAATTTATTTTTGGGACATACGCACTGTCCATGTGCTTGATGGCGCTTTCGGAAAGCATCGTAGAAACGGGTGTGCTCACGATAGATTTCTTCACTTACCTCTACCCATTCACGGGTGCCTTTGAGGTAAATACGATACGGTTGACATTTGTTGTCTTTGATTGCCATACAATTTTTCTCCTTCCGGCATCAATGCCGAAGCGGAGATCACCTGTATGGCTGCCAGTTCTGTAGTACATAGATTGGTCACCTCATGCGGAAGTCTCCGCTTCATCCGGTGACCAGCCGTTCGCAGCTGGCACTCTACTTATTTGTTTCACCTTCATATCGGTTGCGAACGCACCTCCGTGGCCACAGAGAAGGTGAACCGATATTCAGGCAGACCTTTTAATGTCATATCCGGGACAGTTGTTTAGTTGTCGTTAGCGATCATTTCAAGATCACCAAACACGTCTGCGTAAAAGCAGGGATTCAAGTCGTAGAACTCATGGGCGTCATAACGCTGGAATACCGACTCAACGGTCTCTTTTCCATATAAGGAACAGACACGAGAAGCCGCATTATCGATATTGATCTTCCACATTTCGAGTTCATCTTTCCTCATCTGAACCGCTCCTTTCTTAATGATGCTTAGAAAATACCATTTCAAACTGACACCCAAAATTGGTCTGGAACTCGAAAAAGTGATACTTCTGACACTCTTTCTGACACTTTAAAAACAGCGTATTAAAAGCTGGTTCCATAGAAATAAGCAGCAGTCTTTTTTGACTGCTGCTTATCTCTTTTCAAAAAAATCTCATCCTCCTTCGTCAAACCGCCTGCCTCACCTCCAGTGGGAAGTGTAAGGAACAGCAACCCACCCACAAGTTCCGGAAGGAGGTGACGACATGTACGGAACAAACAACAGGAGCCCTGCGGACGCAGAAGTGATCGATGTTCTCATCGCGATCAGCAACGTATCCGCAAGACTGGCGAGGAAGCTCACGATCCTTGCCGCACAAAGCAAATCCGAGGAAGGAGGAAAAACACATGAGCAAAATGAAAGACATGGCCATGACCATCGAAGATCTCCGCAGTGCTGCTGCCGCTATTAACGATGTAGCCGACTGGCTCACCCAGCAGTTCTCCGGGAACGCCGATGAGCCCAAGGAGCAGCCGAAGAAGAAGCCGGAGCTGAAGCTGGAGGATGTCCGCGCAGTACTGGCGGATATGTCCCGGAAAGGCCACACGGCTGAGATTCGCGCCCTGCTCCAGAAGTACGGTGCCGCCAAGCTCTCTGGAGTCGACCCGGCAAACTACAAGGCGCTTCTGAAAGATGTGGAGGGACTGGATCATGCCTAAGCACGCATTACTCTCCGCATCATCGTCAGACCGCTGGATTCACTGCCCACCGTCCGCAAGGCTCTCCGAGACCTATGAGGATAAAGGAAGCGACTACGCTGCCGAAGGCACCGACGCCCACAGCCTGTGTGAGTACAAGTTGAGGAAGGCGCTGGGCATGGAGGCAGACGACCCGACCGAACACCTCAGCTGGTTCAATCAGGAGATGGATGACCACGCGACCGGCTATGCAGCCTACGTGCTGGAGCAGGTCGAGGCCGCCAAGGAAACCTGCAGCGACCCGGTCGTCCTGATCGAGCAGCGCGTCGACTTTTCCCGGTGGGTAGAGGAAGGTTTTGGAACCGCCGACTGCATCGTCATCGCAGACGGCACCCTCCAGATCATTGATTTCAAGTATGGTTTGGGCGTGCTGGTAAGCGCCGAGGAGAATCCTCAAATGATGTGCTACGCGCTGGGAGCGCTGGAGCTGTTCGATGACATCTACGATATCGATGCTGTCCGGATGACCATCTATCAGCCGCGCCGGGACAACCTCTCCACCTACGTCCTGTCAAAGGAAGATCTTTACCGGTGGGCAGATGAAGTCTTAAAGCCTGCTGCCGATCTCGCCTTTGCCGGTGACGGGAACTTCCTCTGCGGTGAATGGTGCGGCTTCTGCAAGGCCAAGAATGCCTGCCGTGCTCGCGCCGCTGCCAATCTGGAGCTCGCAAGATACGACTTCAAACTGCCGCCGCTCCTCACCGACGAGGACGTCGAGGACATTCTCGGCAAGGTTGACGCTCTGGTGGCATGGGCATCCGATATTAAGGACTACGCCCTGCAGCAGGCGATCAGCGGAAAGGTCTGGTCTGGCTGGAAGCTCGTCGAAGGCCGCTCCAACCGCAAGTACGTAAACGATGCTGCCGTCGCCGCAGCCGTAACGGAAGCAGGCTTTGATCCCTACGAGCAGAAGCTCCTCGGTGTCACCGCCATGCAGAAGCTGCTGGGCAAAGCCCGGTTTGAAGAAGTCCTTGCTGGCCTCATTGAGAAGCCGCAGGGCAAACCCACTCTCGTGCCGGAGAGCGACAAGCGCCCGGCCATGAACAATGCAAAATCTGATTTCAGTGAAAAGTAAGGAGGACAAGATTATGTCTAAGAACACAACTGTTAAGAACCCCATGAAAGTCATCACCGGCGAGAACACCCGTTGGAGCTATGCCAACGTCTGGGAGCCGAAGTCCATCAACGGCGGCACTCCGAAGTACAGTGTCAGCCTGATCATCCCGAAGTCCGACACCAAGACGATCGCCAAGATCAAGGCTGCCATCGAAGCTGCCTACGTCGAGGGCGAGTCCAAGCTCAAGGGCAACTCCAAGAGCGTGCCGCCTCTCGCAGCCATCAAGACACCTCTCCGTGACGGCGACGCAGAGCGCCCGGACGATCCGGCCTATGCCAACGCCTACTTCATCAACGCAAACTCTGCGACGGCACCCGGCATCGTGGACGCGGATCTCAATCCCGTGCTCACCCGTTCGGAGGTCTACTCCGGTGTATATGGCCGCGCCAGCATCACCCTGTACGCCTTCAACTCCAACGGCAACCGTGGCATCGCCTGCGGCCTGAACAACCTGCAGCTGATCCGTGCCGGTGAGCCTCTGGGCGGCAAGGCAAGCGCCGAGTCCGACTTCGCAACCGATGACGACGAAGATTTTCTCAACTAAGGAAAGGAGTGCCAAACCATGGAAAGCACCGTTATGATTTCATCCCTTCTCTGCAACATCCTGATCGGCTGCTTCTGCCTCATGATCGTCTCTCTCACCATCTCTGGAATCCAGACCATCGTGAACGAGCACAAACGCGAGAAACGAGAGGAGAAGAAAGCGCTGCAGGACGACGAGTACCACGCCAAGCGCATGGAAGCCCTGAAATAAGACTCCGGGAGTGGTGGCCTTGCCGCTGCCACTCCCTTTTGACAAACGAGGTAAACACTATGGAACAGATCATAAATATGTCAAACCAGCTGATTGCGGTTATCGTGAACGTCATTTTCTTCCTTGTTATCTACGGGACAATTTTCTACATCCTCGGTGTGATAATCATCGGGATCGCCAAGACCGTCTATGACAAATTCAGTCCCATCTGGAAGAAATGGTATCAGGACATGAAACGCAAAAAGCGCTGAACACACCGGGCGGCAGGGAGTCTCTCTGTCGCCCTTTTGGAGGTACAACATGAAAACACTCAGCATAGATATTGAAACCTACTCCAGCGTCAGTCTTCAGAAGGCCGGTGTCTATCGCTACGTGGAGGCACCGGATTTTGAGATCCTGCTGTTCGGATACAGTGCGGACGGCGCTCCCGTGCAGGTAATCGACCTTGCCTGCGGCGAGAAGATTCCATCCGAGATACTCGACGCCCTGACAGACGATGCCGTCACCAAGTGGGCATTCAATGCAAACTTTGAACGGATCTGCCTGTCCCAGCATATGAAGGTGCTGGGCTTAAGCCTTGATCCCTTTCAGGACAATCATCCTCTCTCGGAAGAATGCGCCCGTTACCTCAACCCGGAGGGCTGGCGCTGCACCATGATCTGGTCGGCCACGATGGGACTGCCCCTCTCGCTGGAGGGCGTCGGTGCCGTGCTCGGCCTTGAGAAACAGAAGCTCACCGAGGGCAAGGATCTGATCAAATACTTCTGCCAGCCCTGCGCTCCCACAAAGACCAATGGCCAGCGCACCCGGAACCGTCCCTTCCATGCTCCGGAGAAATGGGCTGCCTTCAAACGCTATAACATCCGAGACGTCGAGACAGAAATGTCTATCCAACAGAGGCTTAAGAAGTTCCCGGTGCCGGATGCTGTCTGGGACGAGTACCACATCGATCAGGAGATCAACGACCGTGGCGTCGCCATCGACCTTCCCCTTGTCCGGCAGGCCATCGACATGGATGCCCGTTCCCGGTCAGAGCTGACAGAGGCCATGCGGCAGCTCACCGAGCTGGAAAACCCGAACAGCGTCCAGCAAATGAAGCAGTGGCTCGCGGACAACGGCATGGAGACCGACAGTCTCGGCAAGAAGGTCGTGGCAGAGCTCATCAAAACGGCACCGGCTGAGCTACAGCGCGTCCTGATGCTCCGGCAGCAGCTTGCCAAATCCAGCGTCAGGAAATATCAGACGATGGTAACGGCTGTCTGCGCCGATGGCCGTGCCCGTGGCATGTTCCAGTTCTATGGAGCCAACCGCACAGGCCGCTGGGCAGGGAGGCTAATCCAGCTGCAAAATTTGCCGCAAAACCACCTCCCGGATCTGGCAGAGGCACGTGCCCTTGTCCGCTCCGGTGACTACGACATTGTCGAAATGCTGTATGAGGATGTGCCGGACACGCTCTCGCAGCTAATCCGGACGTCCTTCATTCCCAGAAACGGCCAGAAGTTCATTGTCTCGGACTTTTCTGCCATTGAAGCACGCGTCATCGCATGGATGGCCGGTGAACAGTGGCGTCAGGAGGTCTTTGCCAAGGGCGGCGATATCTACTGCGCCTCGGCCAGCCAGATGTTCAAAGTCCCGGTCGAGAAGCATGGCATAAACGGGCACCTGCGGCAAAAAGGCAAGATCGCGGAGCTCGCCCTCGGCTACGGCGGCTCGGTCGGTGCCTTAAAAGCGATGGGCGCTCTGGAGATGGGCTTGTCGGAGGATGAGCTTCCCCAGCTTGTGGATGCATGGCGGCAGTCGAACCCGAAGATCGTGTCCTTCTGGTGGGACGTCGACCGGGCGGCTATGGAGGCCGTCAAATTCCACCACGCCACCAAGACACACGGCATCCTCTTTTCCTACCGCAGCGGCATGCTGTTTATCACCCTTCCCTCCGGAAGAAACCTCGCCTACGTGAAACCCAAAGTCGGTACAAATAAGTTCGGCGGCGAGTGTATCACCTATGAAGGCGTCGGCGGCACAAAGAAATGGGAGCGGCTCGAATCCTACGGAGCCCGGTTTGTGGAGAACATCGTGCAGGCAACCTCCCGTGACATTTTGTGCTACGCCATGAAGACGCTCCGCTGCTGCAGCATTGTCATGCACATCCACGACGAGCTCGTGATTGAGGCCGATCCCCGGATGTCGCTTGAGGCGGTCTGCGAGCAGATGGGCAGGACGCCACCGTGGGCAAAAGGCCTGCTCCTTCGAGCTGACGGCTACGAAACAGAATTTTATAAAAAAGACTGAGCCTCCTTCGTCAAAAGCAGGCTGTCACCTCCAGTGGAAAGTAAGAAATGGGCGGTGACAGTCTGCCCGGAAAGGAGGCTTTTTTCATGAGTGTGGATTTACGCAACTGCGAAGGATACAAAGACCCAACCGCATACGAGGCACTTTCTGCTCTTGAACGCGAGGAGCGACGGGCTCTGCGTGCATTCAGGCCGATCGTCTATATCTGCTCACCCTATGCAGGAGACATCGACCGGAACACTGCCGCTGCCCGGAAATACTCGCGTTTTGCCGTTGAGACTGGTTATATCCCTATCGCGCCGCACCTGCTGTTCCCTCAGTTCATGAACGATGGTGATCCCACAGAACGCGAGCTTGCTCTGTTCTTCGGGAATGCCCTGATGAGCAAGTGCTCTGAGGTCTGGGTGTTCGGAGACACCATCTCAAACGGCATGGCAGCGGAAATCAGACGCGCACGCTGGAAGAACTACCGCCTGCGCTATTTCACAGAAGAATTGGAGGAACAATACGATGTTTGAAATCAAAGAGAATGACAGAATCCTGCCGGACGGCACCGAGATCACGACCTATACCCGTGACGTGATCAGCTGCAACCTGCTCGAAGTGGAAGCCGGGACGACCGGTTACATGGGCGGCGATACCGGCCACGGCGGACGCAGCTACTTCCGCATCAAGGATAACGGCGGCACAGACATGGAGGTAAACACCAGCGTCGACAGGTACGGCTGCAGGAGCCTCGAAGTCTTCCTCGGCGGTGACTGCGAGCTGGAAACCATGATCCGCGCACTGAAATTTATCACAAAGGTGCTGGAGGACGAGTCCAAGGAGGTGTGCGACTAATGATTACCCTGTACAGCGCAGACATTACCGGCAATCCCGGTAACTGCTCCTACCCCCACCGGCACGATGTAGTGGATGCGGACAGCCTGAAAGCGGCTGTCTGCCACGACTACGTATGCGCCGAATATAAGAACCACTACCGCAACAACGACAACTTCATCGGCAGCGACTGCCTCCCGGTCGATTGCGACAACGACCACTCCGAAGATCCCACTGAGTGGATCACCCCGGACGACGTGGCCGCTGCCTTTCCGGGTGTGCGCTTTGCTGTCCATTACAGCCGCTACCACAACCGGGAGAAAAACGGCAAGCCTGCCCGTCCGAAGTTCCATATTCTGTTCCCGATTGACTTCATGACGGATGCGACCGCCTACAGCGACCTGAAGAAACTGGTCAATACCATCTTTCCGTATTTCGATACGCAGGCGCTGGATGCAGCCCGGTTCTTTTTCGGGACGACCGCTGCCGAGGTGGAGATCCGGGAAGGCAGCATGACCCTGACCGACTTTCTGGAGGACGCCGATGCCTTCGATCAGGACATGGGCGGCGGCAGGTATGGTGACCGGGTCATCTCCGAAGGAAGCCGTAACGCCACCATGTCCCGTTTTGCCGGTCGCGTCATTAAGAAATACGGCGATACCGACGAGGCCTACCAGTGCTTCCTCGATGAAGCCGCCAAGTGTGATCCGCCGCTCTCGGATGCGGAGCTTAAGACCATCTGGCGCAGCGCCCAGAAGTTCTTCTCCCGTGTCGCCTCGCAGGATGGCTACGTCCCTCCGGAGGTCTACAACGACGACACCAGCTATAAGCCGGAGGACTTCTCCGACGTCGGGCAGGCCGAGGTACTGGCTAAGCATTTCTCTAATGAGCTCAGGTACTCACCGGCCACCCACTTCATCCGCTATACGGAACACTACTGGAAGGAAACAGAGCCCGGTGCGCAGGCGGTCGCCCATGAACTTACTCGCAGGCAGCTGAAGGAAGCCACCAAGGACATGCAGGAGGCTCTGAAGAAAATGGAGGACTGCGGTGCCCAGACCATCCTCGACGGCACCAGCAAGGCAAAGGCCGAACAGCTGATGAGCGACGAGCAGCTGGAGGCATATAAGGAATTCCTGTCTGCCAAGGCCTACCAGTCCTTTGCCCTCCGTCGCCGGGACTCCAAATACATCACCGCGACCTTAAAGGAATCGCACCCGATGCTGGAAATCTCACCGAGGGACTTGGACGCTGATCCCTTCGCGCTCTGCACCCCGGCTGCCACCTATGACCTGCGACGCGGCCTTGCCGGTGCCCGTGAACATTCGCCGGAGGACTTCATTACGAAGATCACCTCGGTCTCACCCAGCAGCAAGGGAGAACAGATCTGGCTGGACTGCCTCGACCTGATCTTTTGCCATAACCAGCAGCTGATCGATTACGTCCAGATGATCTGCGGACTGGCTGTCATTGGCAAGGTCTACGTGGAAGCCCTGATCATCGCCTACGGCTGTGGCCGGAACGGTAAGTCTACCTTCTGGAATGCCGTCTCCCGTGTGCTCGGCCTGTACAGCGGCAACATCTCTGCGGATACCCTGACGGTCGGCTGCAGACGGAACATCAAGCCGGAGCTGGCCGAGGCCAAGGGCAAGCGCCTGCTCATCGCTGCGGAGATGCAGGAAGGCGCAAGGCTCAACGACTCCACCGTCAAGCAGCTCTGCTCCACGGACGATATGTTCGCAGAGAAAAAGTACAAAGATCCGTTTTCCTTCACGCCCTGCCACACGCTGGTGCTCTATACCAACCACCTACCTCGCGTCAGTGCGTCCGATGACGGCATCTGGCGGAGGCTGATCGTGATCCCGTTCGACGCCAAGATCGAGGGCTCCGGCGACAAGAAGAACTACGCCGAATACCTCTATGCCAACGCCGGTGAAAGCATTCTGGCGTGGGTGATCGAGGGTGCCAAAAAGGTGATCAAGCTGGACTACCGGATTCCTGTTCCGGAGTGCGTGCAGAAGGCTATCGATGAGTACCGCGCCCAGAATGACTGGTTCGGACACTTCATTGAAGACAAATGCGATGTCGGGGACGACTACCGGGAAAGCTCCTCGGCGCTGTATCAGGCCTACCGGAACTACTGCGTGGACACGAACGAGTATGTCCGCAGCACGGCAGACTTCTACTTTGCGCTGGAGAACGCCGGATATGAGCGCGTGGTGCTTAAGAGGAAGCGCTTCTTTACAGGCCTGCGCCTGAAAACCGACGACGGGGATTTTGATGATTTTCTGACCTGATCCCGGTATGTGACAAGGTGTATCAAGGTCATATACAAAAGTTCTCTTAGGCCTAAAAAAAATCAGCCTAAGAAAAAGTCCAGTAAATGGCATTGATACACCTTGCACCTTGGCCGTTAATCGGCCTGATGGAGGTAAACGAATGCGAGAAAAGACAATAGAGAAAAAGCTGGCTGACGCAGTAAAGAGTCGTGGTGGTCTGGCACCGAAATTCACGAGTCCGGGCTTTAATGGCATGCCGGATCGAATCGTACTTCTGCCGGGTGGCCGTATGGCCTTTGTGGAGGTCAAGGCTCCCGGCAAGGCTCCGCGCCCTTTGCAGGAAGCGAGACACCGCCTGCTGCGCCAGCTGGGATTTAAGGTCTACGTCCTTGATGGCGAAGACCAGATCGGAGGAATCCTTGATGAAATATGTACCCCATGACTACCAGCGGTATGTCACCAACTATATCGAAACCCACCCTGCCTGTGCTGTTCTTCTGGACATGGGACTTGGCAAGACGAGCATCACCCTGACAGCACTCCTTGACCTGTTGTTCGACACCTTTGAGGCACACCGCATACTGGTGATCGCACCCTTAAGGGTGGCACGGGACACGTGGCCAGCGGAGATCGAAAAGTGGGATCACTTAAAGCTCCTGACCTACTCCGTGGCGGTTGGCTCAGAGAAGGATCGCATCGCCGCCTTAAAGAGACCGGCTGACATCTATATCATCAACCGGGAAAACGTCCAGTGGCTGGTGGAACAAAGCGGCATCCCCTTTGACTTCGACACTGTCATCGTGGATGAGCTCTCTTCCTTCAAGAGCCACCAGTCAAAGCGCTTTAAGGCTCTGATGCGGGTGCGGCCACGGATAAAGCGGATTGTCGGGTTGACCGGTACCCCTTCCGCGAACGGCCTCATGGACTTGTGGGCAGAATTCAAGATTCTGGACATGGGTGAGCGGCTCGGTCGCTTTATCGGGATGTACCGCAACAACTACTTCACCCCGGACAAGCGGAACGGCCAGATCATCTACTCCTACAAGCTCCTGCCCGGTGCGGACAAGGCGATCTACAAGCGGATCTCGGATATCACCATTTCCATGAAGGCAGCCGATCACCTGAAGATGCCGGAGCTCATTATGAACAACTGCGTGGTGGATCTGTCCGATGATGAACGCGAACGGTACGAGGAGCTTAGGGCAACGCTGGTACTGCAGCTTCCGGAGAAGGAAATCACGGTCGCAAATGCAGCAGCCCTCACCGGCAAGCTCCTGCAGATGGCAAACGGCGCGATCTACGATGACGACAAGCAGCAGATCCGGATTCACGACCGGAAGCTGGACGCCTTGGAGGATCTGATCGAGGGAGCCAATGGGAAACCGGTGCTGGTGGCCTATTGGTTCAAACATGACCTTGAGCGGATCAAGTCCCGTTTCAAAGTCCGGGAAATCAAGACCTCTGCCGATATCCGCGACTGGAATGCCGGAATTATACCGGTGGCCGTCATCCACCCGGCCTCAGCCGGACATGGCCTCAACCTGCAGGCAGGAGGCTCCACCCTCATCTGGTTTGGCCTCACATGGTCACTGGAGCTTTACCAGCAGACCAATGCCCGTCTCTGGAGGCAGGGACAATCCGAGACCGTCGTTATCCACCACATCATCGCGGACGACACTGTGGATGGCCGCGTTCTGAAGGCACTCCAGAATAAGGAGAAAACACAGGACGGCCTGATTGCTGCAGTCAAGGCGGAGCTGTCCAAGTGACAATCACTGTAAACACGAGTCAATCAGAGTCAACCCGAGGACGTTACAAATCGGAGGTGAGACTTTGAACCCATACGAGAATCTGGCGAATGCCATCGTGCTGCAGGCCGTGAAGGATTACCGGCTGACTGACGACGAGGCAGAGCTCGCCGAGATCGAGCGTTTCTTCCGCTCCGACTGGTTTGGTGTTCTGACGGACGTTGATCCGGAGTATCTCATCAGAAGGCTGCGGAAGGAGAAAGATAAATGACAGCAAAAGAATATTTATCACAGGCACGGACACTGGACATGCGTATCAAGTCCAAGCTCCAGCAGATTGAATCACTGAACGATCTGGCTACCTCCTGCACCACTGTCTACAGCGACATGCCGAGAAACCCGAATCGCGGCGGCTCAAAGGTAGAACGTGCGGTGCTTAAGATCATCGAGGTCGAGGACAGCTTAAAGCGTGACGTGGAGGATCTGGTGGAACTGAAGAAGGAGATAATGCACACGATCCATTCCGTGTCCGACGTCGAACTGCAAACCCTGCTGGAGAAGCGGTACCTTTGCTTTCTCTCGTGGGAGAAGATTGCGGTCGATATGCATTACAGCATCCAGCACATCTTCCGGATGCACGATCAGGCACTTTCTAAAGTTTCTGCCATCATGAGAGTAAATGAGAGTGAATGAGAGTTTCCTTTTATGATATTGTTATGATGGACAAGATGAAACAACGGACGAGCCTTGCAGGACGTAAACCCTGCAGGGCTTTTCTTATGAACGGAGGTGACGCAAGGTGCCAAGGAAACCAAAGCGTCCCTGCTCCTTCCCCGGCTGTCCCAACCTGACAGACGGACGCTTCTGTCCGGAGCACGAACGGCAGGAGCAACGACGCTACGAGAAGTACGACCGCGACAAGACTTCCAAGCGAAGGTACGGTCGTGCTTGGAAACGAATCCGCGACCGTTATATTCATGCCCACCCTCTCTGCGAGCGATGCCTTGCGGAAGGACGGTACGTAAAGGCTGAGCAGGTGCACCACATCAAACCGCTGTCCGAAGGAGGCAGCCATAATGATGAGAACCTGATGAGTTTATGTACGGCATGCCATGCAAAGATCCATGCCGAGAGAGGCGACCGCTGGCACACCCACTCCGATGGGTAGGGGCGGTCTGAATCTCTACAGCCTATGCCCCGTGGAACGGGCGTGGGGTCGCGTGTGTGCGTGCGCGGTTTCAAACGGGGAATATACCCCCAGATAAGCGAGGTGATTTTTATGGCTAAGGACGGTACAAACCGAGGCGGTGCCCGGATGGGTGCCGGAGCCAAAAAGAAGCCCTTAGCTGACAAGATCGCTGAGGGCAATCCGGGCAAGCGAGCGCTGACTGTCATCGACTTCGATTCTCACGCAGCCGATTTGGAAGGTCAACCGATGCCCAAACCGTCGCGGCTCCTGTCCGCAAAGCAGAAGGACGGGAAAAAGCTGCAGGCGGCAGAAATCTATAAGAACACATGGGAGTGGCTGCATGAACGCGGCTGCTCCTCTTTGGTTTCACCCCAGCTCTTGGAGCGCTATGCCATGAGCTGCGCCCGGTGGATTCAGTGTGAGGAGGCCGTGACGGAATTTGGCTTCCTCGCCAAGCACCCTACTACCGGGAATGCCATCCAGAGTCCCTACGTCGCTATGGGGCAGAACTACATGAGCCAGACCAACCGGCTCTGGATGGAGATCTACCAGATCGTGAAAGAAAACTGTGCCTCCGAGTACACCGGCAGCAATCCGCAGGATGACGTGATGGAACGGCTGCTCCGTGCTCGCAGGGGCGACGCATAGTATCGGAGGAATGATTATGTTTGAGAAAGTGAATCCGGCGCACCCGGATAAAGTAGCCGACCGAATCGCCGGTGCCCTTGTGGATCTGGCCTATGAAAAGGAAGCTGATCCGAGGATCGCTGTGGAAGTCCTGATCGGCCACGGCATCTGCCACATCATTGCAGAAACCTCGGTCTCCCTCTCCCGTGATGAGGTGGAGGCTGTCGTAAACCGCATCGCCGGAAACCTTGTGGCCGATTACCGCGAGGTACCGCAGGATGCCCACCTGTCAGATAACCAGAAGGACGGTATCCGCTGCGGCGACAATGGGATCTTCAAAGGCGTCCCGGTGACAAGGGAGCAGAAAGCCCTCTCCGCCATCGCCAGAAGCATCTACCAGAAATACGGCACGGATGGAAAGTACATTGTTGACGAGGCAAGGCTGATCATCTGCCAGAGCAACGCTTCGACAGAGGAACTGAAAAGCCTCTACCCCGGAGCCGAGGTCAATCCCCTCGGTGACTGGTCTGGCGGCACGGATGTAGATTCCGGAGCGACCAACAGAAAGCTCGGTTCCGACATGGCTGATTCCGTCACGGGCGGCGGCCTGCATGGAAAGGATCTCAGCAAGGCCGACGTCAGCGTGAACATCTACGCTTGGCTGCAGGCGCAGGAAACGGGCATCCCGGTCGAGGTCTGCTGCGCCATTGGCGATACCAGCATTGACGGTGTTCCGTACAGAGAAATTGTAGAAACAGCGAGGGACTACATCCGCTCCATCGGCGGTTTTGAGAAGTTCGCTGAGTGGGGTTTGGTATGAATATTGAAAAGAAAAATGTAAAAGACCTGCTCCCGGCTGACTACAATCCGCGTAAGGATTTGAAGCCCGGAGATCCGGAATATGAGAAGCTGAAGCGCTCCATCGAGCAGTTTGGCTATGTGGAGCCGGTTATCTGGAATGAAAAGACCGGTCGCGTGGTCGGCGGCCACCAGCGCCTGAAGGTGCTGACGGACATGGGCATCACCGAGGTGGATGTCGTGGTCGTTGATATGGATACCGAGAAGGAAAAGGCGCTCAACATCGCCCTGAACAAGATCAGCGGTGAATGGGATACGGAAAAGCTCGCTCTGGTCATCGCCGACCTGCAGGGCACGGACTTCGACGTCTCCCTCACCGGCTTTGATCCGGAGGAGCTGGAGGATCTGTTCCGGGACGATGTAAAGGGTGGCGTCAAGGAGGACGACTTCGATGTGGAGGCGGAGCTTAAAAAGCCCACCTTCTCCAAGGCAGGTGACCTCTGGATGCTCGGCGAGCACCGACTTTTCTGTGGGGACTCCACGAAGCCTGAAACCTTCGACCTTCTGATGAACGGCAAGAAGGCAAACCTCGTGGTGACCGATCCCCCGTACAACGTGGACTACAAAGGCAGCGCCGGGAAGATCAAGAATGACAGCATGGCCGAGGATCAATTCGAGCAGTTCCTGCTTGCTGCCTACCAGCAGATGGAGGCAGCGATGGCGGATGACGCCTCGATCTACGTATTCCATTCTGACTCCCACGGTCTTGCCTTCCGTAAGGCCTTTGAAGAGGCTGGCTTCTATCTCTCCGGATGCTGCATCTGGAAGAAGCAGTCGCTGGTTCTGGGCAGAAGCCCCTACCAGTGGCAGCACGAGCCGGTGCTCTTTGGCTGGAAGAAGAAAGGCAAGCACCAGTGGTACACCGGGCGTAAGGAATCCACCATCTGGGAATTTGACAAGCCGAAGAAAAACAAGGATCACCCGACTATGAAGCCGATTGCGCTGGTGTCGTATCCGATCATGAATTCCACCATGACCGGCTGCCTTGTGCTCGACCCCTTCGGCGGTTCCGGCTCGACCCTCATTGCCTGCGAACAGACCGGTCGCGTCTGCTATACCGTGGAGCTGGACGAAAAATTCTGCGACGTCATCGTGAGGCGCTACATCGAACAGGTCGGCTCCGCTGATGGCGTGACGGTGCTTCGTGACGGCCTGACCTACCGCTTTGACGAGGTACCTGATACTGACAATTAAGCACAGATTCCTCCGGCGATTTTTGTCACATATATCCTCAGAATCCGCTTGCTATTACAGGCCTTCAGAGTGATATATGTACGTACCAAAACAAAGGAGGTACATACCATGAAAGCAACTTACAACGTAACAGGAGCAGCCAGAAAAGAGCTGGTGAAGGTCATCGGAAGCACCCTCGGCACAAAGCCGGTCTACAAGTTCATGCCCACCTGCGCCTTCGAGATCGGAGCCATCACCGTTGAGAAGGACGGCACGATGGTCTGGGATGAGCGCACCGACGAGGCTACCATTCAGGCAGTCATCGCCGCCCTTGCCGCAGCAGGCTTTACCGCCGAGATCGATGGCGCGGCCACACCGGAAGCCGAGGGATTGCAGGAAGCCGCGCACGAGGCCGGGGACGCCGAAGAAACCGACGACGCCGAGGAAGGCGACCGCCTGACGATTGCCCTCCCGAAAGACGGCTTCACGGACGGCTCCATCGAGAACCTGCGGAAGCTGGTCGAATCGAAAGCCACCCTGATCAAGAAGGCGCTCGGCGCAGACCGGATCACCATCGACACGGACGGCGACCGCGTGAGCTTCCCTTGGTGGGACAGGCAGCCGGAATACGAAGAAACCCAGAGCTACATGGCCTTCCTCGCCGCCCTCTGCAAGATGGCCAAGGAAGCCAAGCGCGTCACTGCCAAGGAAACTGAAGTAGAAAGCGAGAAATACGCCTTCCGCTGCTTCCTCCTCCGGCTGGGCTTCATTGGAAACGACTACAAGCCGCAGCACAAGATCCTGATGCGCCGCCTCTCCGGAAGCGCAGCCTTCCCGAACAGGGAAAAGGCCGACGCCTTTAACGCCGCGCAGAAGGCCAAGGCTGCTGCAGCAAAGGAGGTGCGCTCATGAGGATGATCAGGCCTGAACAGCTAAAGCGCCTGCGCGAAACCTACCCTGCCGGGACACGCGTCGAGCTTATCCAGATGGACGATGCGCAGGCACCGCCCACCGGCACCTGCGGCACCGTGATCGGGGTCGATGACACCGGGAGCCTTCTGGTAAATTGGGACAACGGAAGCGGCCTCAACGTGATCTGGGGCGTCGATGTAGTCAGGAAGGTGGTGGCCGGAAATGACTGATACCATCCGCGAGCAGATCCTCGCCATCCGGGACACCGGCCTTACCAACATGTTTGATGTTCCGATGGTGCAGCGGCTGGCCTACGAAAGAGGCTACTTCGAATTGGCCTTGTACCTCGAAGACCACCGGAAGGAATACGCGCACTTCATCCTCACCGGCGAGGCCGAATAAGGATGACGCCAAGGGAGCCGGACGGCTCTTTTGGTCGTAGTAAACTACACAATTTGACCCTCCGCTTTTTGTTCATTATATATGCGGAACTTCTGCAGAATTGACTTGCTATTATCGGCCTTCAGAGTGATATATGTACGTACCGAAAGGGAAAACACACAACGGAGGTAAAGACCATGACAATCAACGAAGCAATGAGAACCTACAGACTCCCGAACCCCACCACCCCGGAAGACCTCGAATGCCGCTGGAGCAAAATCCTGAACTTTGGCGACAAGGTACTCCTCGCCGGATACTACTACAACGGCAAGGGAAAGCCCAGCTACTTCGGAGCGGTTTACGAGCACCTCGATGACGACCTTTCCTGCGAAGGAACCATCGGGCTTTACGCAGCCAGCGAGGTTGCTTTCGAAGACGACGGCCACGCGATCGCTTGGGCGATGCAGCAGTAAGGAGGGAGGAGCCATGATGAACAAGAACAACGCCTACTTCGAGGAGCTTAAGCGCATCGGCCACGAATGGGAGGCAGCCCGGATCGAGCGCAAGGCCAGAAAACAGCAGATCATCGATACCCTCGGCTGGGAATCGGACGAGCTCAAGGCTTGGTACGAGGAGGACGCCGCAGCAAAGTTCCCCTTTGAACAGGGCGTCAGCAAGGCATACCGCGCTTGGGCGACCAGCATCAGCCGCAAGGAGGACGAGCTGGAGATGGACGACTTCCTTTGGGAGCGCGAGGTCACAGACTTCGTGGAGACCCTCCGGAAGGCCGGGATCAAGCCCTTCGTCTACACCAACCAGAGTACGGCGGTCATGGAAAACCTGCACCAGTTTGCCGCAGCAGGCTGCACGATGGAAGGCCTTTGCACCATCACCCGGCAGGAAAACCGCTGGGGAGACGAGGAGCCGACCAAGGTCATGGGCATCCGCTTCTCCTTGGACTAAGGGAGGTGCCGCATGAACTACGCAGACAAGATGGAGCAGGAAGCAAGACTCATGGGACGCCTTGCCAGCTGGATGGAGCAGCACGGCCAGATCCTTTATGACCGGCAGCAAAGTAACGCCTACACCGGAGTCCGCATCCGGGAAATCGCATGGCGCGGACGCACCTACCGCATTATCGATGTGGACGGGATGACCTGCCGGATCGAGCGGCAATAAGCCGCCAGCCACGGAGCCTACGGGCTCTGCTGGTCGTAGTAAAATGCACAGTTTGACCGCCTGATAATTGTGTAAATTACTCCCGGATATCCGGCAGAAATGAGTTGCTATTATCCCCGTTTAGAGTGATATATGTACATACCGAAAGGGAAAACAAAGCACACAAAACGGAGGTAAAAACCATGACGAACGCATACGAACTGAGAAACCACTTCTTCCTTGAGGATTACAACACCGCGATCACCAGAGAGGACTTCGAGAGCTTCTTCACCAAGACGAAGGAAAAGGTCACCTTCACCTTCGGCGGCTGGGACGGCAAGAGCTACGACGGCGAGAGCCGCAGGGCGACGGTTTACCGCACCACGGTCAAGGGCTACGAGGACGTCCGGCTGATCAAGGTCGGCAAAGGCCTCCACTACATCGAAGAGGACACCGAGGTTTTGGAGAAGGCCACCGGCGAATACCACAAGAGAGCCAGCTGGCTGGTGGACGTCAGAAGGAAGTAAGAAAACACGCGAAAAAAGAATAACGCGGAGTGCAGCCCCTACCGGGCTGTATCTCGTACAGGAAGTCGCGCCAAGATTGGCAGCGGCTATTTTTATGCCTTGGAGAACATTATGAAATTCAAAATTGACCGAACAGAGCTGCCCTACGACGCGATGGTGGCAGATCCGTCGTGGCTGATTCCATATGAGGAGGAAGGTGAAGCAACCGATGATGAGGAAACTGGAGAACTACAAACCGACACGGTTCATGGCAAAGGACTCCCACTACGATGAATACGCCGCCGACTTCGCTGTTGCCTTTATCGAGAGCCTTCAGCACACCAAGGGTGAATGGTACAAAAAGCCCTTCGAGCTGATCGACTGGCAAGAGCAGATCGTGCGTGACGTGTTTGGAACCTTAAAGCCGAACGGCTACCGGCAGTTCACGACTGCTTACGTGGAGATTCCGAAGAAGATGGGAAAATCCGAGCTTGCTGCTGCCATTGCCCTGTACCTTACCTGTGCGGATGGCGAACAGCGTGCGGAGGTCTACGGCTGTGCCGCTGATGTCAATCAGGCCAAGATCGTATTCGATGTGGCTGTGGACATGGTGATGCTTTGCCCTGCCCTTGAGCGGCACGTCACCATCAACAAGTCCACCCGTACCATTGTGTACAACCCCACCAACAGCAAGTACAAGGTGCTGTCGGCAGACGTGGCCAACAAGCATGGCTTCAACACCCACGGAGTCATCTTCGACGAGCTGCACACGCAGCCGAACAGGAAGCTGTTTGATGTCATGACCAAGGGCAGCGGCGATGCCAGAAAGCAGCCGCTTTTCTTTTTGATTACGACTGCCGGTGACAACACCAACTCGATCTGCTGGGAGGTACACCAGAAGGCACTGGACATCCTCGAAGGCAGGAAGATCGATAAGACCTTCTACCCGGTGATCTACGGTGCCGCTGAGGATGAGGACTGGACTGATCCGGCTGTCTGGAAAAAGGCCAATCCCTCCCTTGGGATCACCGTCGACATCGAGAAGGTACAAGAGGCCTGCGACTCTGCCAAACAGAATCCCGGTGAAGAGAATGCCTTCCGGCAGCTCCGCCTCAACCAATGGGTAAAGCAGTCCGTCCGCTGGATGCCGATGGACAAGTGGGATAAATGCGCATTCCCGGTCGACGAGAAGGCGCTGGAAGGCCGAGTGTGCTACGGCGGCCTTGACCTCTCCTCCACCACGGACATCACTGCCTTTGTGCTGGTGTTCCCTCCGGAGGATGAGGACGACAAGTATCAGGTGCTCCCGTACTTCTGGGTGCCGGAAGATACGCTGGACATCCGCGTCCGGCGAGACCACGTCCCCTACGACGTCTGGGAGAAGCAAGGCTACCTTTTTACCACGGACGGCAACGTCGTCCACTACGGCTTCATCGAGCAGTTCATCGAGAGCCTTGGCGAGCGCTACAACATCCGCGAGATCGCCTTCGACCGCTGGGGCGCTGTCCAGATGGTACAGAATCTGGAGGGCATGGGCTTTACCGTCGTCCCCTTCGGTCAGGGCTTTAAGGATATGAGTCCGCCAACCAAGGAGCTCATGAAGTTGACGCTGGAGGAGAAAATCGCCCACGGCGGCCACCCGGTGCTCCGCTGGATGATGGACAACATCTTCATCCGCACTGACCCGGCTGGAAACATCAAAGCAGACAAAGAGAAATCCACAGAAAAGATCGACGGCGCGATTGCCACCATCATGGCGCTCGACCGGGCGATCCGCTGCGGCAACGATACGGGTGCATCGGTCTATGACAGCCGAGGCATCCTTTTCATTTAAGGAGAAAAACCCATGAGCATTTTTTCAAGCATTTTCAGGTCGAGGGACAAGCCCACCAACGCTACCTCTGGCAGCGCCTACCGCTTCTTCCTTGGCGGCACAACCTCCGGCAAGGCAGTCACAGAACGCTCTGCCATGCAGATGACAGCGGTCTATTCCTGCGTCCGCATCCTTTCAGAAGCTATCGCAGGCCTTCCGCTCCACCTGTACCGGTATGACAAAAATGGCCGGAAGGAAAAAGCCCTCGACCATCCGCTGTACTTCCTGCTCCACGATGAGCCAAATCCGGAGATGACGTCCTTCATCTTCCGGGAGACGCTCATGACCCACCTGCTCCTGTGGGGTAACGCCTACGCGCAGGTGATCCGGAACGGCAAGGGTGAGGTCGTCGGACTCTATCCCCTTATGCCAAACCGCATGACGGTTGATCGGGACGAGCACGGAAAGCTCTTTTACAGCTATCAGGTCGGAAGCGATGACGCGCCGACCATGAAGACCGGCACGGTGATCTTAAAGCCAACCGACGTGCTGCACATCCCCGGTCTCGGCTTTGACGGCCTTGTGGGATACAGCCCGATTGCAATGGCCAAGAACGCCATCGGCCTTGCCATCGCCACCGAGGAATACGGCGCTAAGTTCTTTGCGAACGGTGCCACTCCGGGAGGCCTCCTTGAGTATCCGGGCACGGTGAAAGATCCTGACCGGGTGCGTGAAAGCTGGAACAAGGGCTTCTCCGGGAGCCAGAACGCCGGGAAGGTCGCCATTTTGGAGGAAGGCATGAAATACACGCCGATCTCCATAGCACCGGAGCAGGCGCAGTTCCTCGAAACACGAAAATTCCAAATCAATGAAATCGCTCGAATTTTCCGCATTCCCCCTCACATGATCGGGGATCTGGAGAAGTCGAGCTTTTCTAATATTGAGCAGCAATCGCTGGAGTTTGTGAAATACACCCTCGACCCGTGGGTGGCCAGATGGGAGCAGGCCATTATCCGCTCTCTCCTGACTCCGGACGAGAAGGCTCACTACTTTGTCAAGTTCAATGTCGACGGCCTCCTTCGCGGCGATTACCAAAGCCGCATGAACGGCTATGCCACTGCAAGGCAGAACGGCTGGATGAGCGCCAACGACATCCGGGAGCTTGAGAACCTTGACCGCATTCCTGCCGAGCTCGGCGGTGACCTTTATCTCATCAACGGAAACATGACCAAGCTGGAGGATGCAGGTATATTCGCGGCCTCGTCTGCCGCAGGAAAGGAGGAAGAATCCGATGAAGACGAAGAAGTTCTGGAACTGGAAGACCCGGACAGCAGTGAATCAGGAGACGCAGGAGCCGGTGACCGAGCGGACGCTGTTCCTAAGCGGCACCATCGCGGAGGAAAGCTGGTTTGACGATGACGTCACCCCTCAGCTGTTCCGCGACGAGCTGAACGCAGGCTCCGGTGACATTACGGTCTGGATCAACTCTCCGGGCGGTGACTGCGTGGCCGCAGCACAGATCTACAACATGCTGATGGATTACAAGGGCAACGTCACGGTCAAGATCGACGGTATTGCCGCCTCTGCTGCCTCTGTCATTGCGATGGCAGGCACGAAGGTGCTGATGTCCCCGGTCTCCATGATGATGATCCATAACCCGGCGACCATCGCATTCGGCGACCACAACGAGATGCAGAAGGCCATCGAAATGCTGGAATCCGTCAAGGACAGCATTATCAACGCCTATGAGATCAAGACGTCCCTTAGCCGCGCCAAGCTCTCTCGCCTCATGGAGGCAGAGACGTGGATGGATGCGACCAAGGCCGTCGAGCTGGGCTTTGCCGATGACATTCTGCAGAGAACGGATGCCGAGGACGATGAAGCACAGGAGCCGGTTGTGGAGGCCGTCATGTTCTCCCGTAAGGCGATGAACACGGCGCTCCTGAACAAGCTCGAAGCCAAATACCGTACACCGGCATCTGAGGCAGAGATCCCTGCCCCAGCCGAAACCGGTCGCTCCGTCGATGACATTCTGGAGCGGCTCGACACTATTTCAAAGTTCATGTAATGAAGGAGGATTTTCATAATGACTATCTTAGAACTGATGCAGAGAAGAAATCAGGCACTTACGGCGGCTCGCAATTTTGCCGAGTCCCACCGCACCGACAAGGGCATCCTCTCCGATGAGGATTCCGCAACCTACGACCAGATGGAGAAGGAAATCATGGACATGAGCCGTGAAATCTCCAGAATGCAGCGTCAGGAAGCTATGGAGCAGGAGCTCTCCCAGCCGGTCAACTCCCCGATCACCGGCAGACCCTATCAGGCCTCTGCCGAGCCGGAAAAGAAAACCGGTCGCGCCTCTGACGAGTACCGTAAGGGTATGCTGCAGGCGCTGCGCACCAACTTCCGCCAGATCAGCAATGTTCTGCAGGAAGGCATCGACGAGAACGGCGGCTACCTCGTTCCGGAGGAGTACGACCACAGGCTTATCGATGTGCTGAACGAGGAGAACATCATGCGTCGCCTCGGCACCACGATCACTACCAGCGGCCAGCACAAGATCAACATTGCAGCGACCAAGCCTGCTGCAGCGTGGATCGAGGAAGGCGGCGCTCTCACCTTCGGTGATGCAACCTTCGACCAGATCATGCTGGATGCCTACAAGCTCCATGTCGCCATCAAGGTAACAGAAGAGCTCCTGTACGACAACGCCTTCCATCTGGAGAACTACATCATCGACCAGTTCGGCAAGGCGCTGGCCAACGCCGAGGAGGACGCGTTCCTGAACGGCGACGGTACTGGCAAACCTCTGGGCATCTTCGCTCCCAAGGGCGGTGCGCAGGCAAGTGTCGTAACCGCTAAGGCCTCCATCGAGTCCGACGACATCATCAATCTGGTATACGCCCTGAAGCGTCCCTACAGAAAGAACGCGAAGTTCATTCTGAACGACCAGACCATCGCTTCCCTCCGCAAGCTCAAGGATCTGAACGGCCAGTACATGTGGCAGCCTGCCCTCATCTCCGGTGAGCCTGACAGACTCCTCGGCTATGAGGTGCTGACTTCTCCGTTCGCACCTGTTGCGGAAGCCGGTAAGCCCTTCATCGCGTTCGGCGATTTCAAGTACTACAACATCGGTGATCGCGGCACCAGAAGTTTTCAGGAGCTGAAGGAGCTGTTCGCCGGTAACGGCATGGTCGGCTACGTGGCCAAGGAGCGTGTCGACGGCAAGCTCATCCTGCCGGAGGCTGTACAGCTTCTGACCATGAAGGGAACTGCTTCTTCCGGATCCTAATCGTAATACGGGCGGTGCTGCTAAAACTCGCGGCACCGCCTATTTGAAATGAGGTGATATTTATGCTGGTGACACTGGACGAGGCAAAAGAATATCTCCGGGTGGACTTCGATGACGACAACAGCCTGATCGAAAGCCTGTCCCGCTCCGCGCAGAAGCTCTGCATGGATATCGTGAGGATTGAGGATGAGGCTACCTTTGAAGAGAACTACAAGGAAGCCCGGATCGCTGTCCTTTATACCATCGGCTATCTCTATGAACACCGGGAGGAGGCAGACCACCATGCCCTGACACTGACACTGCGGTCACTTCTCTTCGGGATGCGGAAGGAGGCGTTCTGATGAAGATCGAGCTTTTAAACGTCCGCATCCAGATACAGAAGAACTCGGTCGTGGTCGATAAGTACGGCAACCACAAAAATGAGTGGGCTCCCTATTACAGCTGCAGCGCTACGGTCAGCTCCGAATCGCCAAAGGAAGAAACCGATGCCGGTCTCATCGTTGACGATTCTAAGATCGATTTTACGATCCGCTTCTGCCAGAAGGCTGCGGCTGTCACATCGACCGGCTACCGTGTCCTGTTCCGGGATGTGCCCTATGACATCCTCGGTGTGGATCACATGAATTATAAGCGCAAGGCAGTAAAGCTCCTCTGCCAGAAAGCGAGCCGGTCATGAGTACGATCAAGGTAGACCAGCTGGCAGACGAGGTCATGAAGCAGCTGAATGATTTTGCTGATGCCACCTGCGACGATATGAAGGCCGCTGTAAAAAAGGCCGGGAATACCGTCCGGGATCAGATCAAGTCGACAGCGCCAAACCGTACTGGAGCCTATGCCAAGAGCTGGTCGGTAAAGAACACCAAGGAAAGCTCCCATGCCTTTGAGGTGACGGTCTACTCCCGAAACCGCTACCAGCTGGCGCACCTCTTGGAATTCGGCCATGCCAAGCGCGGCGGCGGTCGCGTCTCCGGACGTGCCCACATTGCCCCGGCTGAGCAGGCAGGAATCGAGCAGCTGGAACGAGACATCGAAAGGAGTATCAAAAGCAATGGATAAGATCATGGAGCTCCTGCGTAAGACCGGGATTCCCTTTGCCTACGATCACTTCGCAGAGGGAGAATCGCCCGATCCCCCCTTTATCTGTTTCCTGCTCCCGGCGAGTGACAACTTCTCCGCTGACGGGCAGGTGTACTTCAAAGTAACCGAAGTCCATATAGAGCTTTACACCGATAAGAAGGATCTGGAGCTCGAAGAAAGAGTCGAAGCCGTGCTTGATGAAGGCGGCTTCTTTTATGACAAAAACGAGGTCTGGATCGCCTCGGAGAAGCTCTATGAAGTCATGTTTTCATTCGAAATGGAGGTTTAAACATGGGTAATAAAGTCAAATACAACCTGAAGAATGTTCATGCCGCCAAGCTCACCAAGAGCGATGACGGCACCTTTTCCTATGCTGCGCCGAAGGCCATCCCCGGCGCTGTCAGCATTTCTCTGGACGCTGAGGGTGATTCCTCGCCGTTCTATGCGGATGGCATCGTGTATTTCCGCTCCAACTCCAACAACGGTTATTCCGGAGATCTGGAGATGGCGCTGATCCCGGAGTGGTTCCGCACCGAGATCCTCAAGGAAATCCTCGACAAGAACGGTGTGCTGGTGGAGCGCTCCGATATCACGGAGACCGAGAAGTTTGCCCTGCTCTTTGAGTTTGACGGCGACGTCCGCGCCATCCGCCACGTGCTTTACAACTGCTCCGCGTCCCGTCCTTCCATCGAGTCCGAGACCAAGGAGGACACCATCGAGCCGGGTACTGAGACCCTGTCCCTGACGGCTGACCCCAGAGAGGACGGTCTCGTCAAGAGCCGCACTGGTGACAATACTGCCTCTGAGACCTACCAGAACTGGTACAAGTCGGTATATATCCCGGAGGAGCTGGTAAACCCTGAAGATAACGTCACAACCGGGCAGTAAGGAGGATCGCCATGCTTGAGAAAACAGTAAACATCAGCGGCACGGAGGTGCGTTTCCGTTCCTCCGCTGCCATTCCGAGACTCTACCGGATCAAGTTCAAACGGGACATCTTTAAAGACCTCGCCAAGCTGGAAGCCTCCTACAAAGGTAAGACGACCGGCGACGGCGAGATCCCGATTGAGGATCTGGAGATCTTCGAGAACGTGGCCTATGTCATGGCCTACCACGCTGATCACAGCATTCCCGGCAACATTGATGACTGGCTTGATCAGTTCGAGATGTTCTCGATCTATGAGGTGCTTCCGGAGATTCTGGAGCTCTGGGGAACCAACCTGATCACGGACGTGAACGCTAAAAAAAACTTAAACCGAGTAGCCGGGAAATGACGACGCCGTTATTCCTCCTGCGCTGTGTGGAGATCGGGATCAGCATCCGCGACCTTGACCTTCTGACCATTGGCCTCGTGCTGGACATGTGGACAGAAAAAGGAAACGACGGTGCCACCTACTCCAAGATCGCAACGCAGGAGGATTTCGACAAATTTTAAGGAAAGGAGGCGCATCCTATGGCGAACCGCATCAAGGGCATCACTGTCGAGATCGGCGGCGATACCACTGGTCTTGACAAAGCATTAAAGTCAGTCAATTCCAGCATCAAAACTACACAGAGCTCGCTTAAGGACGTCAACCGCCTCCTGAAGCTCGACCCGAAAAATACAGAGCTTCTCTCCCAGAAGCAAAAGCTCCTAAAGGACGCCATCGGTGCCACAAAGGAAAAGCTCGACTCCCTAAAGCAGGCACAGGAGCAGGCCAAACAGCAGCTGGAAAACGGCGACCTTGGTCAGGATAAGTATGATGCCCTGCAGCGCGAGATCGTCGAAACCGAACAGGAGCTGCAGCGCCTGCAGCAGGAAGCGGAAAAGGCAAACTCCACCCTCTCCAAGATCGATGCGGTCGGTCAGAAGATGGAGACCGTCGGCAACAGTATCGCCGGTGCCGGTAAGAAGATGATGCCGGTCACGCTGGCCATTGGCGGAGTCGGGACTGCAGCCGTAAAGACGGCAGCGGACTTCGATACGGCCATGAGTCAGGTGGCGGCAGTTTCCGGTGCTACCGGTGAGGACTTTGACAAGCTCCGTGCTAAGGCGCGTGAAATGGGATCAAAGACCAAGTTCTCTGCTTCCGAGGCAGCTGAGGCCATGAACTACATGGCGATGGCAGGCTGGAAAACCGAGGACATGCTGGATGGCATCGAAGGCATCATGAATCTTGCCGCAGCCTCCGGTGAAGACCTCGCTACCACATCCGATATCGTAACAGACGCCCTGACCGCCTTCGGCCTTTCTGCCAAGGACTCAGGGCATTTTGCTGATATTCTGGCGGCGGCCAGCTCCAATGCCAACACGAACGTCTCCATGATGGGTGAGACCTTCAAGTACTGCGCCCCTATCGCCGGTGCGATGGGCTACTCTGCGGAGGATACGGCACAGGCCATCGGCCTTATGGCCAACAGTGGTATCAAGGGCTCTCAGGCAGGTACCGCACTTCGTACCATCATGACAAAGCTGCAGGGCGAGCTGAAGCTCTCCGGTGCGGCCTTCGGCGACATGACCATCCAGACGGCAAACGCGGATGGCTCCATGCGTGACTTAAATGATATCCTCGCCGACTGCCGTGTGGCCTTCGGTCAGATGACCGAGTCCGAAAAAGCACAGGCAGCCGAAACGCTGGTCGGCAAGAACGCCATGTCCGGCTTCCTTGCCCTGATGAATGCAGCCCCAGAAGATATTGCCAAGTTGGAAGGCGCGATTGATAACTGCAACGGCACATCCGAGGAGATGGCCGAGATCATGCAGGACAACCTCTCCGGGCAGCTGACCATCTTAAAGTCCCAGCTGGAGGAGCTCGCCATTTCCTTCGGCGATCTTTTGATGCCAGCCATCCGGAACATCGTCAGCAAGATTCAGGCCTTCGTCGATAAGCTGAACGGCATGGACGACAGCCAGCGGAAGGTCATCATCCGGATCGCCCTTTTAGTCGCTGCGATTGCACCGCTCCTTGTGATCATCGGTACGACCATCTCCAAAATCGGTGTGGCCATGCAGGGCTTTGTGAAGCTGGCCGGTGCTGTCGGCAAAATGAAAACAGCCATGAGCGCCGGAACCGGAATCATGGGGAAGCTGGGTGCTGCCCTTGGCGGCATCTCCGCACCGGTACTGGCGGTCGTTGCTGTCATCGCCGTCCTCGTGGCGGCCTTTGTGCACCTGTGGAAAACGAATGATAAGTTCCGGGAAGCGATCCTTGGCACTTGGCAGCGGATCAAGGAGACCGTGTCGAATTTTGTCGAAGGCATACGGGAGCGGCTTTCTGCCCTCGGCATCGACTTCGGCGACATCGTCGAGACCATCAAGAAGATCTGGAATGGCTTCTGTGCGCTTCTGGCTCCGGTGTTCGAGGGTGCCTTTAAGGTGATCGCCTCCGTGCTGGAGACTGTTCTGGGTGTCATCACAGGACTCCTCGACGTGTTCATCGGGATCTTCACCGGCAACTGGGATCAGGCATGGACTGGTGTGAAGGAGATCTTCTCATCCATCTGGGAAGGCATCAAGGGTGTGCTGTCCGCAGTTCTGGAAACATTGAAAGGCCTGCTGGATACCTTCCTTGGCTGGTTTGGCACGAGCTGGAGCGAGGTATGGTCTGGGATCAAGACCTTCTTCGAGGGCATCTGGAACGGCATCACTACCTTCATTACGGGCGTCCTGACCAGCATTAAGAACTTCTTTGTCGGCATCTGGGAAGGCATAAAGTCTGTGGTTACTGGCGCGATGACCGCGATCCAGACCACCATGTCCACTATCTGGAATGCCATCTCCGGTGTTGTGACTACGGTATGGGAAACGATCAAAAGCGTCGTACAGGTAGCAATCCTGTTTATCAAGGAGCTCCTGACGGCGGCCTTCAATATCCTGACGATCCCATGGCGCTTTATCTGGGAGAACTTCGGCGGTGTTATTACCGCTGCGTGGGAGAAAATCAAGGAAGTCGTAACCACTGCGATTGACGCGATCAAGACAGTAATTGAAACGGTATGGAATGCCATCGTCGCCTTCCTGACACCGATCCTGAACACCCTGAAAACCGCCTTCACCACGGCATGGACGGCGATCAAAACCCTTGTATCCACCGTCGTGAATGCTATCAAGACCACGATCCAGACGGTGTGGAATGCGATCAAAACCTTCCTCACCACGGTACTGAATGCCATCAAACAGGTATTCACCACGGTATGGAACGCGATCAAACAGGTCGTGACCACGGTTGTAAATGCCATCAAGACCACCGTCACCAATGTATGGAATGCCATCAAAGGTACGGTCTCCTCTGTGATGAACAGCATCAAGTCTACCGTGAGCTCCATCTGGAATTCCATCAAGGGCACAGTGTCCTCTGTGGTAAACGGCATAAAGAGCACGGTGACCAGCGCCTTCAATGGCCTGAAGTCCTCCGTAAGCTCCATTTTCAACAGCATCAAGAGCACAGCGACCTCGGTCTGGAACAACATCAAAACGGCTATCATCAACCCGATCACCAAGGCCAAGGATACCGTAAAGAGCATGATCGACCGGATCAGGTCGTTCTTCAATTTCTCTTGGAGCCTGCCGCACTTAAAGCTGCCGCATGTGCATATCAGCGGTCACTTCTCGCTGACTCCGCCCTCTGTACCGCATTTCTCGATTGACTGGTACAAGAAAGGCGGTATCATGACAAGCCCGACGCTCTTTGGCATGAACGGTTCCAGCCTGATGGCTGGCGGCGAGGCAGGTGCGGAAGCCATCCTTCCTTTGAAGGGCTTTTATACGCAGCTTGCCCAGATGCTGGATGAGCGCCTCAACATGGCCGGGATGGAACGGTATCTGGCAATCATAGCAGACAACAGCAGCAAGTGTATCTACCTTGAGGACGGCACGCTGGTGGGACATCTCCTTCCGGCGATTGACTCAGGCCTTGCGAAATATTCTATGAGAGGAGGTCGCGGCAACCGATGAACGAGTCTATTTTTACTGGCGCACTGATAAACGATGAGCATACGCTCCGTGACTTCGGTGCCGCGATCACCAACAGCGATGTGATCAGCATGCCGGAGCCAAACACCACCCTCCTTGCGGTACCCGGCAGAAATGGAAGGCTTGACCTCTCCGAAGTCCTGACGGGCGATGTCTCCTACGGGAACCGTGAGCTTAAGCTGGTGCTGGCTGCGGAGACAAACATTGAACGCTGGCAGACGACCTGCCTGCATATTTTTAACAAGTATCATGGCCGGAACGTCACCGTTGTATTCGACGATGACACCGGCCACTACTATGTCGGTCGCGCTGCGGTCTCTGATCCGCACCGCCTGCGGAATGCCGGTCAGCTCACGATCACCGTGGATGCCGAGCCCTTCCGCTATGAAAATGAACAGACAGAAATCACGCTCTCCGGATCAACGACTGCCTTTGACGGCATCCTGCCAAATGCACGTATGCCGGTCTCCCCGGAGGTGGATGTGCCTAACGCCTGCACCCTGATGCATGGCGACGACATTTTCACCCTCAAAGCCGGAAGGCAGCCTGTTCCGGGCTTTGTGCTGCATGAGGGAGACAACCGCGTCTCTATCACCGGTGCAAGGAGTGCGACATTTTATTACAGGAAGGGGTGTCTATAAATGTACCGAATCTATCTGGACGGCGAACTATTTTATGATCCCCGGCTGCCGGAATATGCCCTGACCGGAATCAAGTGTGATCTGGAGGTCAATAAGACCGGAACGCTTAAGTTTACCATTCCGGCCACGCATCCGCTGATCGGCTCCGTCCAGAAGATGTATTCGGAACTGACCCTCTATCAGGATAAGGACTGGCTTTATTCCGGGCGCGTCCTTTCCGACGACACTGACTTTGACGGCAACCGCACCATTGAATGCGAGGGCGAGCTTTCCTATCTGCTGGACAGCATCCAGCGCTACCACGAATACCACGACATCAGCGTAAAGGACTATTTCACCGACCTGATCGCCAAGCACAACGCAGATGTGGATGACAGGAAAAGGTTTGTGGTCGGTACTGTGACGGTCGTTGATCCCAATGACAGCCTTTATAGGTATAGCACCTATGAAAGCACGTGGTCGACCATAGAGGATCGGCTGATTAAGCGGCTGGGCGGTTATATCCGCATCCGGCATGAAAACGGGAAACGGATCATCGACTACATTGAGGACTATGAAAACGTCAACTCTCAGGTGATCCGTTTCGGAGAGAACATCCTCGACCTGATTCAGGAGGTCTCCTGTGAGGATCTGGCAACGGTTATTATTCCCCTCGGCAAGAGGGATGAAGAAACCGACGAGCGCCTCACCATCAAATCGGTGAATGGCGGCAGGGACTATCTGGAAGATCCGGATGCCATCGCCCTCTACGGCAGGATCGTAAAGACCGTCGAATACGACGATGTGACCCTCCCGGAGAACCTCCTCAGAAAAGGCAGGGAAGTCCTAAACCGACAGAAGCTCCTCATCCCCAGCATCACGATCACGGCCATCGACCTGCACCTTCTGGATGTAGATATCGAGCGCTGCAAGGTCGGCGACCATATCCGGGTGGAGTCTGAGCCTCACGGGATTGATGAAGAGATGATGGTGCTCCGGATCGAACTGGACATCCAGCAGCCGGAGAACAGCCGTCTCACGCTCGGTGCGACGAAGGTCACGCTGGCCTCCTCCATGAGCCGAGGCACAGCGGCGGTGCTGACCTCCCTCTCGGAGAACTTCACTGCCTTTAAGCACGTGGTGACGGACAAGCTGCAGGCGACCAACGCCGATATCGGTGTCCTGCACACGGAACTGGCCGAGGTCGACAGCCTGATCGCCCAGAAAGCGGACGTGGCAGATCTGAATGCCGCCACAGCCAAGATTCAGGATCTGGAGGCAGCGGATGCAGAAATAGGAAGGCTCGTGGCACAGAAGGCCGGAATCGAAGACCTGAACGCCACCAATGCGGATGTCAAAAATCTGAAGGCGGCAACCGGCAACATCGAAAACCTCCTCGCAGGCAATGCCGGTGTGGGTACGCTGCAGGCGATCCACCTGACCGGTGACAACATCGTGATCGAGGATGCCACCATTGCACAGGCAGTGATGGATGACCTCATGGCCGGGAATGTCACAGCCGCGATGATCTATACCGACTTTATCAAGATCGGCTCCAAGGACGGTGCGCTTTCCATCGACGGCGCGACCATGCAGATCAAGGATCAAAACGGCACTGTCCGGGTGCAGATCGGAAAAGACGCCTCCGGGAACTTCTCCTACTATCTGTGGGACGCTGCCGGGAAGCTCATCTGGTCTCCGGATGGAATCACCGCTGCCGGTGTACCAGACGGACTGATCGTCGACAGCATGGTGGCGCAGGATGCCGCGATTGACGGCAGCAAGCTGAACATCAAGTCCGTCGCTAAGGAGCTGACCGATGACGGCACCCTTTCTGTGGATGCCTCCCATGTGGTCATGGATGATACAACGCTCGAAGCGAACTATAAAACCATGACCAAACAGATCGGTGACAACGCCGAGGCGACACAGACCCTGCAGACAGAGTTTAAGGAAGTCCAAGGCAAGATCGAGTCAAAGGTCTGGCAGTCCGATATCACTGAGGCCGTCACGCCGCTGGGCAGCTCCATCACGGAGCTTTCAGATAAATACACCTCCCAGCAGCAGACCATCGAGGGCATCACGACTGAGATCGGGGACGTCCAGACCTCCTTGGAGAGCAAGGCGGACGGCTCCACTGTGCAGGCTCTCACTGGCCGGGTAAATAAGGTGGAGGAAACAGCGACCGGATTCTCCCGGACGATATCAGAAATCAAAACAGAGGTACAGGGATCGGTCACAGACGTGGCCGTTTTTTATGCGTTAAACAACTCGGAAACCGTACCGCCAGCGGACGATGATCCGGGCTGGAGCCTTGAGGCACCAGAGTGGACGGAAGGCATGTTCATGTGGCAGAAAACCGTCACGACCTACGCCAGCGGCAACAAGAAGACTTCGTCGCCCACCTGCCTTTCCGGTGCGGTCGGAGCTGACGGAGAAGCCGCCGCACTCCTTCGGATTGATTCGAGCCGTGGGACGGTTTTCAAGAATACGGGCGTATCGACCGTACTGACTGTCACGATCTATTACGGCAGCCAACGGATCAACACCTCCGAACAGATGAAGGCCGTTTTCGGAACCGCCTCCAGACTGGAATGGGAATGGCAGCGCATGGATGAAGACCGATACGGTGTCATTTCTGCTGATGACAGCAGGCTCTCTGATGGAGGCTTTGTCTTCACCCTCGGAGCCGACGATGTAGATACAAAGGTCACCTTCCGGTGCAACCTGATTATTGAATAAAGGAGAATACGATTATGGCAATTAAAAGCTCAGACCAGATCAGCCTTGTCGACCTGACCGATGGCTTTTCGGTCATCCTGACAAACGACTCTTATACCTTTCCGGGCAGCACCAATGCGGCGAAGGCCGGAAGCACGACCACAACTATTGTCGCCATGTGCGGCGCAGACCAGATCCCGGCAGCCGTTGACAACAGCAAGATCATCGCACCGACCGGTGTGACGACCTCCGTGGACACGGATGCCACCCAGCCCACGGTGACAATCTCTGTCACAACGGCAGTCAAGACTGGCGGCACCGTGGATATTCCGGTTTCCCTTGATGGCGGCAACATCATCATCCACAAGTACTTCACCTTCCAGATTGCCTTCACCGGCGCAACGGGAGCTGCAGGCAGCAGCGCACAGTGGTACTCCGGCACCAAGATCACCGGAACCTCCACAACCGCGACCATCTTCTCTGACTCCGGTATCACAGACGCAAAGGTCGGTGATATGTACCTCAACACGGATACCATGAACACCTACCGGTGTACGGTCGCCGGTGCAGCTTCCGCAGCCAAGTGGGTGTATGTCGGAAACATCAAAGGCGCTACAGGTGCAACGGGTGCAGGCGCGGTCTGGTACACCGGTACGAAAATCACCGGTACCTCTACAACCGCGACCATCTTTTCTGGCTCCGGCATCACGAATGCGAAGGTCGGCGATATGTACCTCAACACCAGCACCTACAACACCTACCGATGCACAGTCGCCGGTGCTGCCGCTGCTGCGAAATGGGTGTATGTGAACAATATCAAAGGAGCCAAAGGTGATCAGGGAAACGCCGGTGCGGATGCGATCACCATGACAATCACCAGCTCTAACGGCACAATCTTCAAGAATACAGCGATCACGACCACGCTGACCGCCCATGTGTACAAAGCTGGAGCAGAGCTGGATGCCACGGCAATTGCAGCGCTCGGGACCATCAAATGGTACAAAGATGGCTCCACTACGGCGCTTTCCACAACTGGCCAGACACTGAACATCGGTGCAGGCGATATCGATAGTAAGGCGACCTACATTGCACAGCTGGAGGGATAAGGATGGCAGTAAAAGCAAAAGCAGAAATCACACTCGCCTCGATCCGCGATGTGAAAAGTACAACCAGATACTATCTGCTGCAAAGCTCCACTGCCTCCAAGCCTGCTAAGCCGTCCGCCAATCCTCCCGGAGGAAGCTGGGTAAAAACAGAGCCCTCATACACTGCCGGAAGCACCAACAGCCTGTACTTCACAGACCTTACGGTCTTTTCGGATAACACCTACGTCTACAGCGACGTGTCCCTCTCCAGTTCCTATGAAGCAGCCAAGGCAGCCTACAACAAGGCTGTCTCTGCTGAGGGAACTGCAAGTACTGCTCTTGCGCAGAGCACAGAATACATCGTCGGGACGCAGACTGCGGCAACCGGGACATGGACAGGTGTATCAACAGATGGAGCGCTCTATGCAGGCAAGACGATCGCTTATAAGCTCCCCTTTGCCGGGAGCGGAAATGCGAGCCTGATCCTGACGCTGGCAGACGGAAGCAAGACTGCAGCTATCCCGATCTATCTGAACACCACACGTGTGACGACCCATTTTGGCGCAAACGCCGTCATCAACATGACCTATGATGGGACGGCTTGGAGGGCTTCCTCCATACCGAATTCCAACAACTACGACCGGAGGCTTCACAATACTGCCATTAAAGCGGAGGAGGCTATTACAAAGGCGCACCTCATTGCAGGCACAGCAAGCGGTTATAAGATGTTCGCGGCAGGTCTTTCCTTTGACCTTGCCTATCCGATCCTTTATGCATCGGCGGCAATCAATGAAAGCTCAACTGCCAAGACGACCTATGAGGCATTCCCGGATGTCAACTTCTCGACCACGGGAACTATTGAAAGCGGCGCAGCCAATAAGATCCTCTGGCTCAAGGGAACTGTCGAGGAGAACCACTTCATCATTGCCGAATCAAACTGGCTGACCACAGTGGTTCCTACGGAGGCAGACGGGATGTATTATATCCCGCTTGGCGTGATGAGCAGCGCCACGGTTGGCTACTTCTCCTCCTCGGACAGACTCTATGCCTTTATCGACAGCGCCTTCCAGCCTCTCGATAACGCTTCAAGAAAGCTGGCAGAAAAAGCCCGTGAAGAAGTCGTCGATGCAGAGGAACGAGTAAGGACGTACGCAGAAAGTGTCGTATCGCAAAAGGCCGATGAGATTGAAATCTCCATCAGCACCGTGACCGGGACGCTTACCACGGACATTCAAGATACCAAGGACAGCATTGCGGAAACAAATGAGACTCTTTCCGGATCACTGGAGACGCTCTCACAGCGTGTTTCGGATCAGGAGGATGCCCTGCTGGACTACAAGCACGAGACCAGCACCTATTTCCGCTTCAATGCGACCGGGCTCAATATCGGCAAGCAGGAGGACGGCGATGAATCTCCGTACTCCATCAACATCGATAACGAGAAAATGGCCTTCCTGCAGAACGGAAATGAAATCGCCTACGTGCAGTACAACAAGATGCATATCAACGCGATTGAGGCGATGGATCGTATGTCGGTCGGCGCTGCTGCGGATGGCGGCTACTTCGACTTCATCTCCACCATCTATGGCATGGGCGTGAAATGGCGAGCGGTCACGCAGGGTGAAACAACCGCAAAGGCAGCTGCAAAGCTGATGGCAAGACGGCCTGCCGCTTACACACCGGTGCAGGATGATGAGGGCGTCTTTTCGGTAGAATTTGGAGGCGATAACGAATGAGTTTAACAAAGAGAACATGGACAACGCCCATTGTAGGATCACATACGCTTACCTTTACAGGCTCGGTCAGCGGCGCAACCACGAAGCTGTCGATTGTCTTTCAGGCTGCCAGTGCGATCTACGGGATGAAAAGCTCCATCAATGTCTATGTGAACGGAACCAAACAGTCCTGCACATGGACGACCAATAAAACAGAAAGTCTTGTAGGCAGCACCTACAAAACCAAGATGACCAGCTCCCAGATGACGATCAGCAAGCCATTCTTCACACTGAAGCTGACGAATTCATCGGACGGGGACACGTTTTATGAGGAGACCTTCTCCTTTTATGAGATTGAGAAAGCTCCGACCGCAGCCACCTGTTCCGGCGGTGTCATGGATGGGACAACCAAGTCAAAGGTCACCTTTACGACCTCCGGTACGGATGCAACCTACAAGGCCACCTTTACGCTGGGCTCCTACTCCGGATCAGCGACCTCGACCACAAAGGAGCTCACGTACGCTATTCCAATCGCATGGTGCAACGCTGTCCCGAATGCCACGACGGGCAAGGCAAATGTTGTCTGTCAGGTGCTCTACGGCGGTCAGGTCTATTCCTCCATCTCCACAACGATCACAGTTTCCGTACCTGCCAGCGTGAAGCCTACACTGACGGCGATCACCCTTGCGGATAAGACGAATACACCCGTACCGTCTGCATGGAACATGTTTGTGCAGCACCAGAGTGGCGTCAGGGTGTCTGCTATCACGACCGCAGGTGCCTACAGCTCTACGATCAAGACCATCAAGCTGCAGGTCGGCACCCAGTCCACCTCAAAGGATTACTCGGCCTCAGCACTGCCGCAGATCGACACGATCACCCAGAGCGGATCGCTGACCTGCACGGTAACTGTTACCGACAGCCGTGGCCGGACAGCCAGCAAGACAGCAACCGTGACCTTCGTGGCCTATGCAGCACCGAAGTTCACCAAGTGCGTCAGTGAGCGTGCGACCTCAGCAGGTGAGCTGGATAACGACGGCACCTATTTTAAGAGCACGACCAGCATCACCTACTCCACCTGCAACAGCAAGAATGCCATCACACTTACGGTGAAGTATAAGAAAACGGACGCCGTGCTCTATGGAACCGCAACAACAATCACACCGGGAGTCAACACCTGCGGCGGCGATCTGAATACGGAGTTTTCCTATGATGTGCTCTATACCGTAAAAGACCAGTTCACTACGGTCACCTACATTGACTACGTTTCTACCGCGATCTACTTGATGCATTTCCTTCACGGCGGTCGCGGTGTTGCTTTTGGCCAGAAGGCCACGATGGAGAATTACCTTGACTGTGCCTTCAAAGCGCTGTTCCGCGATCAGGTCTTTTTCATGACCGGGAACGGTGTACAAGTGGACGTCCGGGATATCATCACACTGGGTACGCAGACCCTGACCTCCTTTGGGGATGGTCTCTACCTGTGCGCCAAGGACGGAAAGCTCATCGCCAACGTGCCGACTATCGGTACCGGGACACCAACCTCACTCACGAACGGGCAGTTCCTGTATGCGAACAACGGCAAGATCGGCAGCCGGACAATTCCGCTCTCGGCGCTGACGGATGGTGTGATCAAGGCAGGTGATTCTGTCACCACAGCAAATATGGTGATGAACGGATATATCACATCGTCCTCGACGGAGCTGTTCTTTGAGGTTCCTCTCGGAAAGCTCATCACCGCAGCATCCGCCACCCTTACCGCAGGAACCTTTACCGTCCGTACCATCAACGGCTATGCCTATAACAAGGCATCCGGATCTGGCGGCTCGTACAGCGGCCTCACCGCGACGAACTTCACGCCGGTTGTCGCCCTCAACAAGCCAAGCGGTACCGTCCGCATTCGCCTGCTCAACTCCACCAAATGGACGCAGTCCAGCGGAACGGCTATCACAAACAACACGCCGATCAGTGTGGTCGGCACCCTGACGCTTAAGTTCGCCTAAGCGCCGCACCATATCGATTGACGAAGGCATCCAATTCCGGGTGCCTTTTTCAATGCATAAAGCTCAAGTCAAAGGAGGATTTTCGTTATGAAAGAGTTTTGGAACCTGTGTCAGTTTCTTTTCACCGCTGCCGGAGGGTGGCTCGGCTACTTTCTCGGCGGCTGCGACGGCCTGCTGATCGCTCTTGTGATCTTTGCTGTTGCCGATTATATCACCGGTGTCATGTGCGCTATCTCGGATAAAAAGCTGTCCAGCGAGGTCGGTTTCAAAGGTATCTGCCGCAAGGTCATCATCTTCATGCTGGTAGGCGTCGCGCACGTCATCGACGTCAATGTGATCGCAACGGGCTCTGTGCTCCGCACTGCAGTCATTTTCTTCTACCTCTCCAACGAGGGTGTTAGCCTTCTGGAGAACGCCGGTCACCTTGGCCTGCCGATTCCGGAGAAGCTGAAGGTCGTGTTGGAGCAGCTGCATGACCGATCTGAGAAAAGCGACGAGTAACCAGTTGTCAGGGGTGAGGTATGGTGCCTTGCCCCTTCTCTTACGAAAGGACGGAAATAACAATGGGATATACTAACAGCAAGATGGTGGCTTACACCAAGCTCAGCCCGAATCACTCCGGGCAGCGAACACATACCATCGACCGCATTACGCCTCACTGCGTCGTCGGCCAGTGTACAGCGGAAGGCCTCGGAGACTGGTTTGCCAAGTCCTCGACGCAGGCCTCCAGCAACTATGGCATTGACCGTGATGGCCGTGTCGGTCTTTACGTCGAGGAGAAAAACCGCTCGTGGTGCTCCTCCAGTAACGCCAACGACCAAAGGGCGATCACCATCGAGTGCGCCTCTGATACCGCTGAGCCTTACGCCTTCCGGGACGTCGTTTACCAGACGCTGATCAAGCTCTGCGTTGATATCTGCAAGCGCAACGGCAAGAAGAAGCTCATCTGGTTTGGAGACAAGGACAAGACCCTGAACTACTCTCCGAAGTCGGACGAGATGATCCTGACAGTGCACCGCTGGTTTGCCAACAAGTCCTGTCCGGGCAACTGGATGTATGCCCGCATGGGTGATCTGGCAAACAAGGTCACAGCGCAGCTTGGCACCTCCTCCGATACACCCGTCAAGACCTCTGGCACACAGGCTGAGGTGCTGGCCGGACTGTCTGAGGATGATGTAATCAAGACGGTTGGTGCTCTTTTCACTGCAGATATGAATAAGTCTGGCATCCTTGCCTCTGTATCTCTGGCACAGTTCATTCTGGAATCCGGGTACGGGAAAAGCGAGCTCGCCCAGAACGCTAATAATGTCTTTGGCATGAAGACGTCCCTCTCCGGAAACACATGGAGCGGATCTTCGTGGGACGGCAAGTCCGTCTATACCAAGAAGACGCAGGAGGATAACGGTTCCGGGAAGCTCTATACCATCACGGCAGACTTCCGCAAGTATCCGTGCATCGAGGATTCCATCGCCGACCACTCTGCATACCTCTTGGGTGCGAAGAACGGCAGCAAGCTCCGCTATGATGGGCTCAAGGGCTGCAAGGATTATAAGAAAGCTGTGCAGATCATCAAGGACGGCGGCTACGCCACCAGCACGACCTACATTTCCAAGCTCTGCAGCATCATCGAGAGATGGAACCTCACGCAGTACGACAAGGCTAAGGCTCCTGCTGCAGTCAAATGGTACCGCGTCCGTAAGAGCTGGTCGGATGTCGCTTCCCAGAAGGGAGCCTATAAGGTACTGGCCAACGCCAAGAAGTGCGCGGATGCCAATCCCGGTTATTCTGTTTTTGATGATGCCGGAAAAGTCGTCTACGCAGGAAAGGCGGCGGTCAAGACCCCCTTCCTCGTCCGCGTGGATATCAGTGACCTGAACATCCGCACTGGAGCCGGAACCAACTACTCCCGTACCGGCCAGTACACTGGCAAGGGTATCTTTACGATTCTGGAGGTCAAGTCCGGTCAGGGCTCTGACGCTGGCTGGGGACGCCTCAAATCCGGCGCTGGCTGGATCTCCCTCGACTATACAACACGCATCTGATCTGTTGCCGCTTGTGGGCTTTGTGCCTGCAGGCGGCTTTTTTCATTTCCCTTCGTCAATCCGCCCATCTCACCTCCAGTGGAAAGTGACTGGAGGTATCCCTTATGAC